AATGCGTTGAGTGATGCGGCCGACGCCGTTTTCGCCTGGGCTGATAGCGGTGATCTGACTTTCGACTCCCTTGATGGTTTCGTTCAGGCTATCGCTGGTATCTCTGATGACGACGACTCCGAAGTTACAGAAGAACAGGACGATGCCTATAACGAAGCATGGGCAAATGTTGCTGACTTCCTCGCAGCATGCGGTGTAGATGATGACCTGATCGAAGCACTGGCTGACGATGAAGACGACGACGCAGCTGCTGATGTTGGTGCCTCTATCGCTGGTTTAGATAGCGACGACCGCGACGAACTGGAAGCGGCGTTTGTTGTTGCTGGCACTTCTGATGAAATGCTGACTGAAGCATTTAAGAAGGTTGTTCGTAACGGTGAGATCAAACTCATCCGTAAACGCCTGCGTAAAAAACGTCTGACTGCGGCTCAAAAATCGGCGCTGAAAAAAGCGCGTCGAAAAGCCCAGACCGGCGCGGCAAAACTTGCCCGCAAAAAGTCAATGAAACTGCGCCGTAAGCGCCTTGGCTAAAGGAGGAGGCCGGAGAACTCCGGCCTTTAACTTGAATGGCACCTATTCCTTATGGGGTTTACAGCCAGGCTGACGGTGTATCGCCATTTCTGAAAGTTACTTTAACGAACTCTCAGTACCAGGTTACCGGATATATCAGCCAGGGGGCGGCAATGAACATGGCCCAGAATTGGGAAGCGCCGTTTACCGGTATGTCCATGGGATCTGTTTCTGGTGCTCTGGGTGGTTTTGTGCAAGTAGGTACTGAAACAACGTCGGTTGCCCGTTGGAATAGCTTAATGGTTTGGGAAGGGGGGACTCCGCCGACGTTCACGCTGCCTGTAACTTTCATTGCTTTGAACAATCCATTCATTGAAGTTTCAGGCGCTATCGCCGCGTTGACAGCCATGATTAGCCCGGAACTAAAAGCGGCCAATGTTGGTGGTCGAATCCCGGAACGCGTGACGCTAAACATTGGTCGCCGGATCAACATCACCGATGTCGCCATCCAGGACTTAAGTTTTGATCTCGATGCGCCAAGGGACAGTAATGGATATTTCCTGAAAAACACCGTCAACCTCCAGTTGACCGGTTCTTCGATATATAACAGCTCCGATATTATTCGGGCGTTCCAGTAAAAGGATTTTATATGGGGCACAATAACACTAAGGGAAACCGTAAATTTATTAAGGGCCGCTATACTGCCAACGCGGCCAAAGGCGAACGACTGGTATCTTCTGAATTCCAGCTCACTTTTGCAGGCTATGAAGATATCAGTGTACTTGTTCGTACGTCGCAAATCCCTGAAATGACTCGCGAGGATGTGGAGGACTATGGTCCGAATGGTGTGAAGTTCAACCAGCACGGACCAATTCGAAACTCTGGGGAAATCCAGGTCCAGTGCGTGGAGACTATCGAAGGCGATATTCTTCAGTTCATTAAGGATCGCATTGCGGCGAAGGACTATGTTGATATCACGATGGCTGCTACCCCTGAATCCAAATCTTCCGGGGTTAACGCTGTGACAAAAGCTGCTACAACAATTGAAATGTTGGACTGCAAAATCTACAGTGATGCAATCGACTTTAGTACCGAAGATGTGACTGCCGCTGTGCGCCCGTCACTTCGTATCGTCTACAACTGGATTGAGTGGGATTAAGAGTCATCCCTTTTATTTTAAAGCTCCTTCGGGAGCTTTTTTATTTGGAGAGGAAAGGGTGCATTGAGGATACCTGACACACGAAGAGTGGCGGAGATCTCTCCCCGCCAGGTCTCTTACCTTTCAGATTCGTAGGCTGTGAAGACAGTGACCTCCGTCTGGCTGGTTCGGATTCGTACCTCGCAGAGGTCTTTCCTCGTTACCAGTGCCGTCACAATGACGGTTAAACAGATGACGATCAGAGCGATTAACATCGCTTTTTGCTGCTTCATAGCCTGCTTCTCCTTGACCTTTTGGTCGGTAAGAGGCTAATCTACGTATGCTAAGCATAGATATGGCCTCAGATTAATGTTAAGCGTCTTGCAGGACGCGTAATGTTATCTGGGGCTTTCTTCTATCTGCTTTTCGGGTAATGCCTGAAGCAGATAGCCTCAAGCACCCGCAGCGATTGTATCAATGTCTGGCTTTTTTTCTATAGAAATCACCTGGAAGGGTGAATACCCACATCAGAAGAAACGTTGCAGCAAACATGATCCCTAATGGCCAGACCGCGCCAAAGAAAATCCATAGTGACTGCTCCCCGCCCTGTCGGGCGAGGCTTCCCACTTCTTAAGCCGCAACCGTCTGTGTGACGGATTTACGCTGGCCTCCATGGGCAGAAACGACGAGTCCCGCCGCTTGTAATTCCAGTATGCCCTTGCGTTTGATGTTGAGCGCCGCATTGATATCGCGGTCATGTTCAACTCCACACTCTGGACACTGCCAGAAGCGCTTATGTAATGGCATCTCCGACATTTTGTGACCGCAGCAGTGGCAGGTTTTCGAACTGGCGAACCATTGATCCAGTTTCACCAGATGCACACCTTTCTCTGTTGCTTTGTATTCCAGTTTTGTGATGAATCCAGACCATCCAGCATCGCCTATCGCACGAGCCAGATGGTGATTTTTCATCATATTTGCCGTTTTCAATGTCTCGACAATTACCGCTTGGTTTTCGTCAACAATTGCGCGAGATAACTTGTGCTGGAAATCGGCACGGGCACTGGCTACCCGTTCGTGAACGGCTGCAAGTTGTATTCTGGCTTTGCGCCTGTTTGCGCTCCCTTTTTTCTTACGGGACAGTGCTTTCTGCTTCCGGCGCAGGTTGCGACTTGCATTGATTAGGTGGCGGGGACTGGCAATTTTATTGCCGTCCGATTTGATGACAAAATGCGCCAGCCCCATATCCAGCCCTGTCACATTTGATATCAGTGCGGGCTTTGCCGGCGCTTCCATCCCGTCGTCACAGAGTAACGACGCGTAGTATTTCCCGGTTGCGCTGCGGCTCAACGTGATACTTTTCAGCATTCCCGTAATTTCACGATGTAAACGCGCTTCAATCGGCAAGATTTTCGGTATTTTTATCGCACCATCAAGGACTTTTATGCCAACACAATGATAGCTAGATTGTCTGCCGTGTTTACTTTTAAAGGTAGGTTTACCTGCTTTCAGTTTCGGATTGAAAAAGTTAGAAAAAGCCACGTCGAGGTTAATTACCGCCTGCTGCAACGCAATAGAATCATATTCTTTAAGCCATCCATACCGGCGGGATTTCTTCGCCACTGCAAGCAGTGGTTTGAGGTCTTTACGCGGGTTTAAATTTACGCGGTGCCGCTGGTAAGAATGTTTCTTGATATGCAGAGCTTTGTTGTACACAAAACGCACTGCACCGAACTGGGCGTTGATAAATTCAGCCTGTTCTGGTGTCGGATAGATGCGTACTTTTGTTGCTCTTAACATAGTCACCGCTCATTGGTACAGGTTTTTATACTAACACCGTAATAATATTTTTAAAGCCCTTCGGGCTTTTCCGCCTTTCCTCCCCGCCCGCATTGGGCGAGGGTTCTCGGCGGTTTTTCGCTGAAAACGCCAGGTAACTCCAGATTAGAGCAATCTATCACCCTCTGAATCCTGCCGGTATACCCCATTGTTCGTTATCTTTATTTTTGGCTAAAACCGCATTAAGAGCTTCGTTTACCGTCATGCAATGCGGCAGATTATCGAAGTTTGATACCCCGCCAATATCAGGAGAACGCTTGTTCTTCAGGTAAGCATATTTCCGCGCTGCCGCCTCTACTTTCTGCTTGAACTCATGTTTTTGTGCGCGTTTTTTGGATAACCGCAGATTGTCAGCCTTTGCTTTTGCCTCAGCGATCCATGAAGTCAATTTTTTGAGTCTGGTCGTTCCGGCACCGCCGGAAACTGATCTTTTTGTTTTTTTAACTTGTGACTTCTTATTCTTTATTGCCACGTCATCCTGACAGGGGGAGGGGGTATCATTTTGACATGGGGGTGTGGATAAAAAATTAAATAAAGCCAATGTCTTAGCGAGAACAGCTTTAACCTTGGTTGCCGCTGAAGAGATCTTTAATTTGCTTTCAATCAGCGCATTTTTGGCTTGTTGTGCGAAGGCCAAAAAGGATGGCGTAAACCGGTACAGGTTAGCGCGACGTTCACGGTGATCGCCGATAACAATCTCTACAGACAGAATTCCTTTGTTTACAGCTTCACGGAATGCACGAACGACGGTTGATTGGCTATAACCAGTTTCTGCCGCGATCAGGCGGTGAGGCTTGTGAATGAAGTATTCACTGGTTGTTGCCGCGAGATTTGCACATTGCGACAGGATATGCCCGGCGCTACGGGATAGACCGGAGTGTGTTACAAAGCAGGCCAATTCATAGCCAGAAAAAGTAAAATCGCTCATCGTTATACAGCTCAGGAAAGTGACTTTAGCCAGCATTACAATGCTGGTGGTTCTTACTACGTCTGTTAGCGCGTTGCTGCGACAGGTACCAGCACACCAGCATCAAGCAATCGCTTCATCAGCCACTGCTGACCTTTGCCGGTTATACGAGTCGTGAAAGAAATCCTGCTTCCATTGCTTGTATCGATCACGGTTTCTTTAAGGGTGAAATACCCACGGGATATGTATTCTTGTTTGGGGACGTTCCTGCGTTCACCGGTTGCGATCAGAATTCCGTTATCACGCAACCAGGTGAAGAGATAGTTTTGGCCCAGGCCGAGCACTTTGGCATAGTTGCCGATTAGAACCCCGCTGGCGGTAGCAACGCGTTCGGCGAATTCGACTTTAGGTGCATCCATAAGCATTTTTTGCTCCAGCCGTTGCTTTTGCTCTGCCAGGTCGGCAGCCAAACGGAGAGCTTCAGGGAGACTCTGCGGAATAGCAGGTTGTAATCTTCCGGCTCGATAGTCGATAAATGTCTGGTTTACCTTCAGCCGAAACGCGGGAGAAATCCAGCCTGCGTACTCCACAGCGAGCAATTCATGGGCAAAAGTGCCGCCGCCACGGCCTTCGAACGAAACTATGCAATTCTGCATAGTTTCTTTTTCAAGCTCTTCGATGAGCTGTTTGGCTGACAGCGTTCTTAGCCATTGAGCTGGCGCTTTATGGGCA